GGTGCTTAGAGGTGGCAAGAACAAGCGCCAAGTCTCTGCGCAGGGCGTAGCAAGCATTGTCAAGGTCTTCGCTCCTACGCACGCATTTGTAGAACGCACAGGCGCAATGCCAAACCAAGGCACTGCCAGTATGTATGCCTTCGGCAGAGCTGCTGGAATCATTGAAGGCGCACTCGCGTCTTTCTCAGTACCGATCACCTACATCAATCCCTTGGTGTGGCAGAAGGCTACGGGTTGCGCCAAGGGTAAGGACGCTATACGCCACAGGTGCATGGAACTGCATCCAGAGCACCAGCAAGTGTTTTCTCGCGTTAAGGACTCTGGCAGGGCTGACGCAACCATGATCGCTTACTTTGGGAGTCAGGCTAAATGATCGATCAAGTCAACGCAACCTACAACCACGAACTAGTCAAACGCATGATTGAAGAGGCGGTCTTAGCAGAGCGCGAAGCCTGTGCTGCTATTTGCGACGAGCTGCACAAGGCGCGAGTCGGCAAGGACAACTACTTCGCATTTGCTGCTAACGCAATAAGAGAACTGAGAGCTAAACAATGATCGACGAAGAACGAGGCGCAATGCGCGAGCACATTGTCTGGCTCACTAAGGAGCTGGAGGACACCAGAACCAAGCTCAAGGTAAGGGACGAATTGCTGTCTGAGTTGCTCGATCCAGATCAGCTTGGTCACGCAGTCACTAACGAGGTGCGTGGTCGCATTTACACACTTTTGCACTTACAGGAAAACAACTAATGATCAAACTACGCCCATCGGCAGCCACGCGCTGGCTCTCTTGTCCCGCATCTGTAAGGCTTTGTGCAGACATCCCGTATCAGCCAGCAGGAGAGGCTGCGCAGATCGGTACTGCAATACATGAGGTGGCTGAGACTGCATTCCTTACTAACTCAAGCCCCTATGACTGGGTAGGTAAGACCATCAAGGACATTGTGATCACAGAGCAGAACGCTGACTTTGCAGCAGCTCATGTGAACCACATCAGGGACTTGGAGTTAAGACTTGGCACATTGAAGGTCGAGCAGTATGTAACCGTGTACAAGGACAAGGACATCGAGCTGGGTGGTACTGCCGATGTTGTGGCATGGAACGACGAGAAGTCAACCTTAGTCATTGCTGACTTGAAGACTGGCAGAGGCTATGTGGACGCTGACTCAGACCAGATGAAGATATATGCCATCGGTGCAATGCGTCACGCAAAGATTGAATTCAGCAATATCGAGCTGTCGATCATTCAACCGCATCACGGTGAACCCCGTACACACAAGATCACATTTAAAGAATTAAACGACTGGGCTGAGACGCAGTTAACTCCAGCCATACAAGCCATAAAGAAGGGCGATACAGAACCCACACCAACAGAAGATGGTTGCCAATGGTGTCCAGCAAAGGCAATCTGTCCTGCGCAGCGTAAAGGTTTCGAGGTCATTGCTGCCACACCAAACCTTGCTGTGATGTCTAAAGAAGAGATGAAGTCTGTGGTTGTGACGCTATCACCAGAGCAGATCGCAGACCTGCTAGAACGCGCTCCATTGGTGGAGAAGTTCATTGATGCAGTCAGAGAACACGCTGTCACTCGCATCGAGGCAGGTGAAGTGATTAAGGGCTGGCAGATGCAACCGAAGCGTGCATACCGCAAGTGGATTGACGAGGCAGACGCAAAGAATCAATTACATGACGCTGGTATCCCTGCGGATAAGTTGGTCTCTAGTGAACTAATTAGTCCATCTGAGGCAGCCAAACTCTTACCCAAAGAATCAAAAGACCTCATTGACAAGCTCACACGCAAGGAGTCTAGTGGTCTCACCCTTGCGCGTGACTATTCTTTAGGTCAATAATCCATTCCCCCAAACCGTTGCCTTGTGCAACATAAAAAACGAAAGGCTCAAATGCTTAATCTTTCATCATCATCTGGCGGTGGTAACTACATCCGCTTTATGCCATCTGCTAACGCATGGCTCAACTCAAACAAGGAGGAATTCACACCAAAGAAAATGGTTGTGGATACAGCTTCACTTCAAACAGGATGGATGCACCTAGGAGAAGGTGTGCGCGACTGGCAACCAGACGCAAGTCTTGGAAAGAAGGGTGCTCAACCGTCACCAGACCACAAGCGCGGTTTCTCTATCAAGTTCTATAACAAGGAGATGGGACTCGCTGAGTGGTCAGCTAACGGCACAGGTCCAAACATGGGACTTGAGAAACTGTGGAAGGCAATCGAGGCAGGTCAAGCAGCCAACGCTGGCAAGTTACCCGTGATTGAGTACAAAGGATCGACGCTAGAGAAGATCGGCAAAGGGACAACAAGAATCCCTAACTTCGATGTGGTGTCTTGGATTGATCGTCCTGCTGGCATGGACGCGGTGGACGATGGCACGCAATCCTTTGATAGCGACGGCAAGATCAGCATGGCAGCACCAGCTCCAGCACCAAAGGCAGCGCCTAAGACTGCAATGGCTCAGGTAGTCGAAGACGACGAGATGTTTTAATGTCGCAAGATTTTGAATCAATCAAAATGCACATAGAACTTAGAGTGCAAGCTATGGGCTGGGCTATGCGCATTGCTCCAAAGGGATGTGATCTTGAAGAAGTTAAAAGACTTTCTGATGAGATTTACAAATTCATTTTGGGCGGTGCAGAAATAATTAAAAAAACATAACCTTAAAAATTACGGGGCTGTTTAACCGCAGCCCCGTTTTTTTTCCTCTATGGAAAACACACAAGAATTTTGGATGCTGCTTCTTATTGCGTTGGCTCAGAGGGTCTACGAGTTGGAGCAGAGATTAGAACAAATAGAACAAGGACAAGAATGCAAGCCGAACAAATAGCGCAAGCGCTTGGCAACGCAAGACGAGTGAACGGGCAATGGATGGCGAGCTGTCCTGTAAGCAGTCACGGGCAGGGTAACGGGGACAAGAATCCAAGTCTTTGCGTATCAGAGACAGACGAAGGTAAGCCACTATTTAAATGCTTTAGTGGGTGCAGTCAGGACGAGGTGTTCCACGCAATCAAAGACTACGGGTTGCTGAAAGACCTACCGAACCCGATGGACTTCCTCACCCAGATCAAACCGTTACCAAAGCCTCAAGAACCTGTGCTTGAGCAGGAGTGGCACTACACAGATGAGGATGGCGTAGTCCAGCACATAAAGCAGAGATACAAGACCTTCGACGCAAAGGGGAAGACATACAAGCAGTACCGCGTGGACGAGAACGGCAGACGGCACGCATCAATGACGGGTGCGAACATAGTCCCGTACAACTTGCCAGAGGTTGACTTTGCTAGGAAGACTGGCAGAACTGTCTTCTTGTGCGAAGGCGAGAAGGCAGCCGATGCTCTCAAGTCTTTAGGCGTAGTGGCAACCTGTACGCACAACGGTGCAAGCAATTTCCCAGAAGATGTAGTCAAGCACTTAGTCGGACTCACCATCGCAATAGTCCCTGACAACGATCTGGTCGGCTGGGAGTACGCAAGGAAAGCAGTTGCAGCTCTCAAGGCGGTTACAAAAAGTATCCGAGTGGTTGACCTTGGGTTACAAGAAATCAAGGAGGATGCATTCGAGTTCGTCTACAAATACTACGGTGACAAGGACAGGCTGGTTGACCTGACAAAAGCCACGCAAGCAATAGCATCTGAACTAGATGTAACGACTCCTGCAAGATTAAATAATTCTGCTGAGACGCCAATTACAGAAGAGTTAGAGCTTCCACAAGCACCACTACAACGCGAAGGATTCAAGCTCGAAGCGTGGGACAGCATCGAGGACGAACCAGTCGAGTGGCTAGTGCAAGGAGTCATACCGCAACGCTCATTCGTTGCTCTGTACGCACCGCCAGCGAGTTTCAAGTCTTTTATTGCTCTGGACATTGCAGAGTGCATCGCAACGGGCAGAGCATTCTTAGGCAACCAGATCACTAGACAAGGTGCAGTCCTATACATCGCAGGTGAGGGTCATGGCGGTATCGGGTCAAGGATCAAGGCGTTGAAAACGCATCACAGCACGCCAGTTGGAGCGCCAGTCTATTTCCTACGCAGACAGGTCAACCTTCGGTCAAGCAAGACAGACCTCCAAGACTTAGTGAACGCAATAGATGACTTGAAGGCTATGAACGAGATCAACTTTGAGCTGATCATCATCGATACCTTGGCTAGAGCATTTGGCGGTGGCAATGAGAACGCAAGTGAGGATATGGGTGCATTCATTACGGCTGCTGGCGCTATACAGGGACGCTACGAATGCGGTCTGCTGGTGGTGCATCACGCTGGTAAGGACGCAACCAAAGGACTCCGCGGTCACTCTTCCCTGCTAGGCGCAGTAGACACAGAGCTGGAGATCATCAGGATCGAAGGCGCTCAACCGCCAAAGGGAATCCTCCACATCAGCAAACAAAAGGATGGGGAAGACGGGCAGCACATAGGGTTCAGAATGGTTGAGGTAAGCACCAGCAGACTCAATGTCGCTGACACATCCAGTCTGGCGGTGGAGGCTGACGATCAAGCCATAAACGACAGAAAAGAGTCCCTAAAACCGCCAGATAAGAAGGGCAAAGGTACTAACCAAAAGATCGCATTGACCTCATTACACGAAGCAATAGCAAAGTTTGGGGAGATGCAAACCATCAATGGGATGCGCAATAAGTGCATAAAGATTGAGCATTGGAGGGTCGAATTTAAGGCTCGACTTGGCAGCGATGTGCATCCAGAGACGCTAAAAAAGGCTTGGCAACGGGTCAAGTTGGACTTGGTGGAAATGCAAAAAGTAGTAATTTATGATGATATGTGCTGGGCTGTGTTTGAGGAGAATGAGGACGCAAAACAGTCCAATTCTGTCGTCAGTTTGGTGAAGAAATGATGTGGGGGGACAGGGACAAATGGGGGACAAATGGGGGACAACAGAAAATGCATTTGTCCACTCCAAAAAGGTGGACAGATGGATGGTGTGTGTATGTATACACACCATCTGTCCCCTTTGGATATGTCGGAGTTTTTAGATTTTAAGAATTGGAGAAAAAGATGGTTAAGAAGAGTTTGAAGAAAGTTGTTGGTGGTCTAAAACAGCCAGATTTCCCTATGAATACTTTCGAGGTATTTATGAATTCGAGGTTAGTTGAGCTGTCTGTGGTGAAGAGACAGCACGAAAAGCGTTGGGGCATCAATCGGTTGATTGAGTTGGTCGACTCAGAGTTTCGGATCAAGGTGTGGCGACAGGCTGAACGAGTGTTCGAGGCTTCGGTGTCCAGAGATGAGGTGAAGTTGGATCGAGCTGTCGGTGGGATGGTCAAGGCTTATGCAGCGCTCGAAGCGTGGGCGGTCGAGAACGGTGTGCCTGAGATGCCAGCGATAGTTGCAGTTGAGCATGAGATGCAAGATGGGTCGGTGATGGTGGTCGTTGGTACACATCACGACGCGACGCTCTACCAACAGTTCAGACCTGATGTCCAGAACAGACACATCTGGACGATGGAAGAGCTGGAGTTGATCATGGACTCTCCAGTCATCAAGGACACGATGAAGATAAAGGCGCTGATGCCGTGTGCTGCAATGGTCAGACTGGACAAGGATGCGAAGGAGTTTCCACTTGGCGGTGCGACAGGCTTTGATGATGTCAAGTCGGACGAGCTGGAGGCTTCGTCGTTGCCAAAGGTGTTCGATACAAGCAAGATGCGCAAAAATACGGCTAACAGGGCTTTGGAGGAGATTTAGATGGCTGGAAACAAAAAGAAGGTTCACGACATTGCGTTACTGAACACGCTGCCGATTGAGCAGATCACGAATATGTTTGAGGCGGGAATGAGCGAGACGAGGATATGTGTGGCTCTTGGTGTCAGCAAGAAGGCGCTGACTGAATGGATGGACTCACCAGCACAAGAAGGCTTCTTGTCTCGCGTGCGTGCGCGAGCAGCCGATCATATCGTAGGACAGATGATCGAGATTGCCGACGATACAGACATTGAGGAGGTCAACAAGGCGCGTCTGCGCGTCCAGACGAGACAATGGGTGGCAGAGCGCTGGAATCCAGCCTCATACGCTCAAAACAAGATGCCTAGCGTGCAAGTGAACCTGTCTGGCATGAGGCTCGACGCATTGCGACGCATTGAGGTGGTTGAGGACATATCCACAGAAAACAGCGCGAAGTTGTCCTAGTTGTCCACAGTTGCGTGGAAACTGGCGAAGTTATGCACAAAAACGCTTACAAACCTGTGGATAACAGTAAAATAACTTTACATAATGAACATAGTGTAAAGCAGGAAAATACGACGATATGCGTTTATCTAGTATTCATGCGCCATGCTAGTAGAGTGGTCACTCACTAACCGATTCTGACTGACTGATTAGGGTTTACCCCCCCTTCGATCTGCGCGACGGGGCGGGCTGAAACTGCACCCCGACAGTTATCGACCTAACCCCCCCCACTACCCCTCCCCACAGCACCACTCACCCCTAAAAAAATAAAAAAAATCAAGGCACAATCCTGACATGACGACAGAATCAACTGCACCAGAAAAAAAGAAACTACACCCCGATGTGGTGGCAAAGATAGACCGCATCCAAGACAAGAGGGAAGACGAACTCAGCAAGAATCCCTTTGTTGCGTTCACCATCCGCTACAAGAACAATCCCGTCCTCTTCGTCAAGGAAGTCTTAAAAGCCAACCCCGACACTTGGCAAGAGACCTTCCTCACCCACATCGCCAAGGGCAACCGACGCATATCTGTCAGATCAGGTCATGGCGTAGGCAAGTCCACAGCAGCGAGCTGGGCGATCATCTGGTACTTACTGCTCAGATACCCCGTCAAGGTGGTGGTAACAGCACCCACATCCAGCCAGCTATACGAC